CGGGGTGCAGCGCGCGCGGCCAAGGTGACGGGGAGGACACCGCTCGGACGTGACCCCGCCGCGCGTCGGGGATTGATGCGCCGCAGCCAGGCGAGCGCAAGGACGGCCGGCACAAAAATCAGCGCCGAGCCCGGCGCCGGCACCGTGACGGGCGCGGGCCGAGGCTCGACATCGAATCTGCGCACCGGCGGCAGCGCGGGCGGCAGGAGATAGCGCGGAGGCCCATCACCAGCCGCCGCCTCCGCACGGCGCTGGACACCCGGGAGACGCTCGGGCAGCGGTGATGGGGTAGGGCACACCGGCTCGCAGTGGTAGGCGGCGCGGATTGGGCCGATGCGCGCGCCCGCTCCGTCATGCGGCCGGCCCTGCGGCACCGGCGGCGCCGCGCCGGCGAGCACGATCGCGGTGCAGATGATCGCCCGCTTGATCACGGCCACCACCACCACACGACGTGGAGCCCGGCGGCGACGCCGAGGGGCGCCGCGAACGCAGCGGCCCCCGCGCAGATGACAAAGCCCAGCGCCGCGAGCGCCGTCCACCACGCCGGCCCTTGCGGCCTATCGGTGACGCGGCGCGGTTCGGTCTCGGGCGGCGGCACGTTCATTTTTGCTCGCCAGAGAAAAGCGCCGCGAGGTCCGGCCGCAGTTCGGCGGCAGAAACTCCAGTGACGCGAGACACGTCAGCCAGGCGCTCCGCCGGAACGCGCTGCCAGCCGAAGACGGATTGCGGCGTGACGCCAATCAACCGCGCGAGTGCCGTAAAGCCGCCGACGCTTTCAAGCGCCTTGCACAAACCGTCATCTCTCATGTCGCCAGCCTAGTCCCCAGGCGATTGAATTTCAAGCCTAAGGTTCAGGATAAGCCCGTTGACCAGCTAACAGGCTAAGCCTATTGTTCGATTTGGAACCACGGCACGCATGCAGAGTCGCACGGCTATCGCGCCGCAGTGATGCGCGCCTATGCGGCGATCTGCGCGCCAACAGAGGGAGAGACGCCATGACCGCGCTCCCGCCAGGTTGGACCAAGTGCAAGGTCACGTCTCACTACGTTCATGAGCATCCACGGATGTTTGTCCGACGCGCCATCAATCTCAGGACATGGTGGGCGACCGTGAGATTGGGCGGCGTCGATTGGCACAGTTATGAGCACAAGACGGCTTGCTGCGCCATGCTCGCCGCGAACACGCTCGCCGCGCTGTTGGGCCAGCTCGCCGAGGCGGAACGTCGCGGGATGGAGCGGGCCGCGGAGATCGCGGACGGCTTCCCCTGCGGCGGCTGCGGCATGGACGGGAAGGCAGCAGCCGCCATCCGCGCGGCGGCTCAGGGAGAGACGACATGACCGCGCTCGAAATGATCGCGCGAGCCGTCTGCTGCGGGGACGCAGCCTGCTACAACGAGAGCAGCGGCTGCCCGTGCGCCGCGACGACCGAGCCCGCAACCGGGCGCGCATCGCCCATCGAGACCGCCCTCGCCATCCTCGCCGCGCTGCGCGAGGCCGGCTATGCTGTGGTGCCGACGCAAGACGCTGAAACGTCAGAATAGGACCACATCACAGCTTCTCGACCCGAACCCGTAGCGTCCCGCTCCCGAGGTCGATTGTGCCCGCCGTCCCATTCTGGAACCGCGCGCTGACCGTGTTCGCCGCCGATACCCACGCGGTCAGCGTGATGCCCTGCAGGTCCAGTGAGAAGCTCGCGCGCGCGAAGTCCCCAAGCGCCGCACCAGTGATGGTCACCGTCGCGGTGGCACCATCGCCGGCCGCAAGGCTCGGCGGATCGTAGGTAGCACTCGCTTCCAGCAGCCGCGGCGCAAGCAGCGCCCAGGCGCTCCCATTCCACACGCGCTGCGAAAGCGTATCGACGTCGAACACCGTCAGCCCGACGAAGGTCGCGTAGAAGACCCAGGCGCCGCCGATGCGTTGCGCCAACTTGTTCGCCTGGCCGGCCCAGGCGCCGGTCGGGCTCGGGCCGATGACCCAACATTGCCCATTCGTCGGCGAGCCCGGCGGCGTGTTCAGCCCGACCTGCTGCACCACGGGCTGCACCAGCGCATCGAGCCGGTTCAGCCCGGCGGAGTGCGTGACCTCCTTCTGCGCCTGCTGGGCCAGGATGTAGGGCAGCGCAAGACGCGGTGTCGTGCTCACAGGACGATCTCCCTGGGAATGCCACGACCGACGGTCTCGCTGATCTGATAGACGCGAACGCGGATCGAGGATTGCGGCGAGCCGAAATCGGCCGTCTGCTCGGCAGCGGTGTAGATCGCGGTCGGGCTGGTGGTGCTGATCGTGCGCAGCGTCGCCGTGTTGCCGGCGTTGCGGATATCGACCTCGTAGCGTTCGGAGGCCTCGCCCAAGGGCACATCCGCATCATCGTTCCAGCCGGATGGAATACGGGTGCGCCTGATCCAGGTGATGGTGAGATTGTCGCTCCCATCGCGGCTGCCCGCGACATGCACCGGACTGAGAGGCATCAGGCCGCGCGCAGTGTTCGCGAAGCTGACCGGCGTGACGGCAGTCTCATCCTGCCAGAGGCTTACCGCCTTGTAGTTCCGGCTCGCGCCGCGCAGCGCCAAGCCGTCGCGGATGCGCTGCACTCCGATCGCGCCCGTGAGCAGCACGAACCGCTCATTGGCGACATGCCCATCAATCTGGTCATCCGTGCCGAGCCGGCCTCGCAGGAAGCCCGACAATTGATAGGTGCCAGGCGAGATCAGCACCGCATTCCGAAACTGGACGATCTCGTCGCCGATGGCGGCGGCATTGGCCCCGGCCAGCACCGCCGCTTCGCTGACCGCTTCGAGTTCCTGCTCCGGATCGACCAGCACCACATCCAGCGTGCTGGCCTCGTCAAAGTGTGCCCATGGCCCTGCCGGCAGGATCGTCTGGCAGGTGCCAAGCACCGCAGGCGCGTCGATGTAGATGAGTTCTTCATACCCGATCCCCTGCGTCTCGCGCAGGATCGCCGCCGAGCGCCATCCGGTGTCGCCCCCCGCGGCGACGTAGAAGCCGGCGTCGTCGTCCTCGGCGCGCAGGATCGGCAGGTCGAGATAATGCGCGACCGTCGGCACAACATCGAGCACCTCCTGCGACGGGATCACGCCGGAATCGGCGCTGGCCGTCCTGGGCAGCCAGGTGACGCCCTGCTCGACGGCGGCGGCGATCTCGACCAGGCCGGTCGGCGCGACAGTGACGCGGGTGAGATTCAGTCGTCGCTTTCTGCCGGCGAGCGTCACGTCCAGGCTGTTGCCCGGCTGCAGCGTCGTGAAGGCGGGCGGAAGGGTGAGGCCCTCCACCGCGTTCCGCCCCGCCCAAAGGTCGCGATGCGCCTGTTCCGCCCGCGCCTTGGCTTCGTCGGCATCCAGCACGACAGCGATATCGTAGGCGGCCTTGGCCTTCCCGGAGCCGTCCAGCCGGGTGCTGCGTGCCGTGTTCGGCTGGTAGTCGCGCGCGGGGTCCATGTAGGTGAGGGTCAGCTCTCGCGGCAGGGTGTTTTCCTCCGCTCGGCTCATGCTCCAACGATCGCTGGTCTCCTTGTTTTCTTCCTGCGCGCCGAAGGCGGACTCGTCCATGCCGGCGAGGCTGCCGACGCCGCGCGGGCGGACGGCAACGCCGCCGGGGATGCCGGCGCCGACCAGCGAATAGGCCACCATCAATTCCTCGATGGCGCTTCTGACCGTCGTCGCACGCGCGACCGCGTAGCCGCTGAGCGGTCGCGAGGAGGAAGCGGCATCCGCGGTCGGGACGCCTGCGCGCGTCGCCAAGCGGTGGATGGCCGCCGCCAACGTCTGCCCGCCCGGCTCGACCTCGGCGGTGATCTGCGGGATGCGGTTGGCGAAGTCGGCAAGTTGCAACCGCTCGAACACCACGTAGCAGATGCCGCGATAGGCAGGAGCATCCGTGCCCACGTCTGCCACGATCAATGCGTCCTGCAGTTGCGTCTCGGTGCCCTGGTAGATGCGCACAGCATCCGCCCGTGTTTGCGTCGGCGATGCGTCGGCGTCATAGACCAGCTTGCCGTCGGCCCAGATGCGGCGGATGCCGGCGACGGGTCCCTCGCAGAACGCCACCGCGAAGTTGGCGGCGTAGGTATAGGTCGTCTGGGTGACGGTCTGTCGGCGCCGACCGCCCTTGCCGCCGCGACGGCTGCTGGTCGTGACCGTGACGGTCTCGATCAGCGGCATGGCCCAGATGATGTTGCCGCCCATCCGGATGTTGTCGCCGAACGCGAGCGGGATGGCCGCGCCATAGGTGGAAGTGGTGATCGAGAGATCGGAGATGCGCGGTCCCTGCACGGCGGCGTTGCCGAGCTTGGGGGCGAACAGGGCGTTGTCGACGGCGGCGCCGGCCAGCGCCCCGAGGCCGCGGCCGATGGCGGCGCCGACCGGCCCGCCGACGGCACCGCCGACAACGGAGCCGACAATGGAGAGGGCGAGGGTGGCCATGTCAGGCGACGCCTGGCAAGCGATAGATCAGCGGCCAGCCTTCATCCTGGACGATGCGCGCCTGCCATTCCGGGGTGAGGCCGTGCTCAACAACGCGGCGCATGCCGGCCCAGGCGTGGATCATGCCGAAGCCCTCAGGAAGAGTGCTGACAATGGCGAGATGCTGAGGTTCCGTTTCCCAGCGCATCAGCAGGATCGCGCCGGGTTCGAGGACGGGGATGCGCCTGCATTGACTCTCGACGCAGGCGCGGAGGCTGACGCCATCAGGGAGGCGGGAATAGCCCGGCGGATGGTCCCGCACCGGCAGGCCGAGCGCCTGGCCGACGCCGACCACCAGCCCGCCGCAATCCACGCCGACGCCGCGCAGCCGCGCCTGGTGGCGCCAGGGCGTGCCGATCCAGCGCCGCGCCTCCGCGACGACATCCTCGCCGGTGATGAGGTTCATCGCGCGTCGGGATAGCGGAAGACGGCATCGGTGCCGGGGACGTGCGGGAAGCCGCGGAAGTTCAGGACATTGGAGAACTTGTCGCGGCAGGTCGCGAGGCGCTTGTCGCAGCCGGCGACGATGGAGACGCTGGTGCCGACCGTCAAAGGAGCGGAGAACGGCTCCCAGAGTTCGAGCAGCCCGTTGGCGCCATGCACCCTGATCTCCCGCCGCGCGTTGTTGTTCGGCCCGCTGGTGATCGTGACGCGCCCATAGGTCGCCCAGCCGGCCGGCTCGGTGAAACTGCTCACCTCGAAACTGGTGTCGGACAGGACGGCGGAGATAGTGCCGGTGCGGGTCCATGGACCGACTGCAACGCCGCAGGGGGCGGAGAACAGATCGACCCGGCATTCCGGCGAGTAGAGGTCGAGCGCCGGACGGTCGAGCAGCGCAGCAGGCAGCAGAAGCTCCGCCTCGAAGCGCGTCTCTCCTGCGCTGATTTTGCCGATGCGGCCCGCCAGGACGACCTCCGCGCCACGGATCGGCGCAGACCAGTCCACCCGCAGCACCGTCACTTCGGCATCGTCATAGAGCCCGTTCATCAGCGCCTCGGCGGTGATCTCCGGCGATGCCAGGAGGCCGGCGACCTCCATCTGCCCGGCTGCCAGGCTGCGGGACGCCTCCGCCGCCGTGGCGTCGAAGGGCGCTGCAGCCGTCCATGTCTGCCCGCCCCAGGAGACGTTGGTATCGAGCGCCGCGAATCGCTGCTCCACGCCGTCGGTCCGCTTCACGCGCCAAAGCAGGCAGACCTTGGACACCTCGTCGCCCTGCAGGCTGTCGGAATGCAGGACCTCAAGGGCAAATTGCGTGATGAGGATCGGCCCATAGTCAGCCGCCAGAACCTCGGCGACTTCCTGGGTGACATCGACCGGCGCGCTGTCCTCCGCCAGAGCTTCGGCGACGATCTGCGTCGTGAATATAGGGACGAGCTCATCAACAAGAGCTTCAAGGACAACCTGCGTGACATCAATTGGCGCGTCGCCTTCCGCCAGGCTTTCGAGGACCTCCTGAGTGACGCGGATGATGGACATGACCGAGGCTCAGAGCGTCCGCTCGAACCCGATCTGAACCGCGTTCACTCCGGATGGCGTCCACGCTGCGCTTGTCGCCGGGTCGGTCGGGAACACGGCGGAGAAGTAGCGGTAGCTGGTGTCCGGCGCGTCGTTCGGGCCGTTGGCGGTCTGGCTGCCCGACTTCACGAGGCAGCGCGCCTGCGCGGCGGCGGCGTCCTGCTTGCGCATGCGATAGCTCACCCGGAGGCCGGCGATAGTGGCGACGGAAGCCGGCAGGTTCTCTGCGCCATAGAGGTCCTTGAGTCCAATGGCGTTGGCGGTGACATAGCCGGTGTCGTCGTCCGGGGTGGTGTCGGAGATGCGTGGCAGATTGCTGCCTGGCGGGGTCGGCGTCCATTCTGCCTGGACCTCGCTGTCAGGCCACAACGTGCGCACGCGCACCTGCCCGAGGAAGTCGTTGTTCTCGGTGCCGGAGCCGTCGCAGATATAGAGGTCGTCCATCCGCACCCGCTGGCCCGAACCGCTGTTCTCGATGATCCGGATTGCGTCGATGTTGTCGGACGCGGCAATCTTGGTCTGGACGCCGGTCAGAGCGACGACGACCTGGCCATTGCGGCGCAGCGTCACCGCGCCATTGGGGGTATGGTCGAAGACGACCTTCATCTCGTAGTGCAGCCAGACATTGGTCGGCTCGGTGTCGGTGCCGGTCCACAGAACGTCGGTGCCGCGCCGAATCTGCAACTGTGCCGAGCCGTTGGTCCTGAGTTCGATGTTCGAGCGCGAGTTGTTGCTCGCCCAGAATTGCATGGGGAATTGATTGCCGTTCGGCGGGTTGGGGAAGAAGATGCCTGCACCAGCGATCAACGTATTGCCGGTGGGGGTCACATTGAACCGCGCATTGCCGCCGTTCCAGCATTCGAGGCAGGCGCGGCCGGTGCGGGGCGTGGTGGTGATGATCGTCGGGCTGCTGCCGATGCTGTAATTGGCCTGCTGCGACATCTGCGTCGCCGTGTTGTATTTGTCGAAGCCTTCGAAGAAGAGCAGCGCCATGACTCAGATCCTGATCTCGATGATGTCGATGTCACGCACGGCGACCGCCTGCCAGGTCTCGTAGGTGCCGGCGAGCGCGTCGGTGTCGAAGCGGACGGGAACGTCGAACTCGAAACCGGCGCGGATGGTGAAGCCTGGCGGCGGCGTGTTGGGTCCGGTGAAGGTGACGATGCCGGTCGTGGTATCGACCGACCAGGGATAGTCCCAAGTCGGCGACACCTGGTCGAAAGCGCCGACGCGGATTTTTACCGTGCCGGCGACCGGCTTGCGGATGGTGCGGGTCCAGCTTCCCCCGGCATCGGAGTAGATCTTCACGAGCTGGTGCGGGCCTGGTCCGACGCCGATGATGTGGTCGCCCGCGCTGGTCGGCACGTTCGGCGCCGACGCGGACGAGTAGTCCTGCCAGTCCTTGAACCGGAAGCCGTGCAGCCGCCCCCGCCGCGCCTGGAAGAAGCGCAGCACTTGATGGAAGTCAGCGAGCTTCTTGATGCCGGTGGCGATGTTCCAGCGGTGGCGCGCGTTGACCCAATTCTGGTTGCGCTGCTCCGCGCCGGTGGAAAGCACGGTGACGGTCGTGGACCAGACGGGACCGCCAGTGGCGCCATAAGCGATGGCGTCGGGAAAGCGGACCTCGTGGAAGGCGGTCATCGCAGACGTGCTCCGCGTCGGACGGCGTCGCCGATGGCGGCAGCGACCTGGGCGCGGGATCGTCGGAAGCCATCGGCGTCGGGGCTCGTGATGTTGATGGTGATGGCCATGGACTGGCCGGCGGCTTCGACGCCGAGGCGACCATCGCGGGTGCGGCGCAACGGCATGATGGCCTCGGGGCCGGCCTCGCCCATCAGG